GCTTCGAATGCGTTACGTGTCGCAAACCATATGAAGTTCCTGTCGCTGATCCCGAAACCTTCGAACTCCATTTCATATGTTCCTGCTCCACTCCCCTTTCCGTGAAAGCTTTGAGGTTTGAAGATGACCGAACTCCCGAACCAAGTAAAGAACAACAAATCATTCGATGAGAAAGGTGCGCAGTTCGTCTGGGACGCCACCTCGCTCACGTCGGCCGAGACCTGCCTTCGCAAGTATTACTACACCCATATCCTGGGCTGGCAGAACGATAACAAGTCGTTCCACCTGACGTTCGGTTCGCACTACGCTACGGCGTTGGAACATTACTACAAGCACCGCGCTTTGGGCGACTCGTCCGCGCAGGCGCTGGAGAAGGTGGTGTTCGAGACGCTTGTTAATACGTGGTATCGAACAGAGGAAAATCCGGAGGGTTCCCCTTGGCTGTCTCCCGATAGCGCCAAGACCCGCGAGAACCTCATCCGCACTATCATCTGGTACGTTGACCAGTTCGAGAACGAGCGGATCAGCGTCGTGACCCTGGGCGATGGTCGTCCCGCCGTGGAGCATTCATTCTCCTTCGAGGTCGATAACGGCATGTTCTTCGCCGGCCACCTCGACCGCCTCGTCGAGTACGTCAACGACCTCTACGTCATGGACCAAAAAACTACTGGCGGCGCTATCAGCAATTATTACTTCAACAACTTCAACCCCGACATTCAGATGTCGATGTATACCTTCGCGGGCAAGGCCATTTTCAACCTCCCCGTCAAAGGCGTAATCATCGACGCGGCGCAGATCATGGTAGGCTTCACGCGGTTCGAGCGCGGCTTTACCTTCCGCACGCAGTCACAGCTCGACGAGTGGTACGACGACACCATGTACCGTATTGAGGTGACGCGCAAAGCCACCTTGGAAAACTATTTCCCCATGAATAAAACAGCATGTGGGAACTACGGGGGCTGCCCCTTCCGCAGCGTGTGCTCCCGTTCGCCGGAAGTTCGTGCGAACTTCCTCGCTGCGGACTTTCGCCAAGGCCCGACTTGGGACCCACTGACGCGCAGGTGAGAAAAATGAGCCTCAAACGGGAATACAACGAGTTAACCTACGCGACAGCTAATCGTGTGTTTAGCTACGACCCAACGACAGGCGTATTATGTTGGGCTGTAAGTGAAGGTCGCAGAGTTGCAGGAGTTGTCTTAAGTAACCACTTCAAATACGAAGGTGTCTCGTATGTACGTGGCCGTATAATTTGGCTGCTGATGACAGGTAAATGGCCTGAAGGTATTGTCGATCATCGTGATGGCAATAACGAGAACAGTGTTTGGGATAACTTGCGTGATGTAACCTACCAACAGAACCAGTTTAATAAAGTTGGTTATGGCAAGTATCCGAAGGGTGTTGTGTTTAAAGCTGACGCTAATAGAAGTAAACCATGGTCCGCTCGTATTCGTATTGACGGCAAGAAAGTTCCAATAGGTAGTTATGCTACTATGGAAGAAGCTGCAGCTGCGTATGAAAGAGTGGCCAATTCTTACCAAGGGGAATTTTCCCTAACCAATTCAATGCAGGAGTTGTAATGGCCTCCCTCGCCAACCACCACGCCAGTAAACTGGTCAAGATGCTTTACATCGGCGACAGCGGTACGGGTAAGACCGGCTCGCTTACGTCCCTGGTCTCCGCCGGTTACAAGGTCCGTGTCTTAGACTTTGACAACGGCGTCGATACCCTCGCCGCCTACGTCCGTAAGGAGTGCCCGGACAAAATCGCCAACGTAGACTACATCACCCTCCGCGACAAGATCAAGGTGATGCCCTCGGCGATCTACGGCGGCGCCGCTGGCCCCGTTGTTCCTGCCGGTCAGGCCAAAGCCTTCACCGACGGGCTGAAGTTCATGACCAAGTGGGACGACGAGTCCGATCCTTCCTCGTGGGGCGAGGACACCATCTTCGTCCTCGATACGCTTTCATCTTTCAGCCGTGCGGCGTTCGCATGGGCGCAGGGACTGAACCCTTCATCGAAGGACCCTCGCCAGTGGTACGGCGCAGCGCAGAAGGGCGTTGAGGATACCATAGCCCTTCTAACCTCGGAGGCCTTCCACACCAACGTTATCGTGATCTCCCACGTGAACTACAAGGAGGTTTTCGAGGGCGTTACTAAAGGATATGCTAACGCAGTAGGAACGGCGCTTGGGCCTACATTGCCCCGCTATTTCAATACGTTGGTTTTAGCAGAGTCAGTCGGGGCTGGTAAAGCCCTGAAGCGCAAGATCAAGACCGTGCCCACAGGCATTGTGGATTTGAAATCCCCAGTGACCTACAAGTTGGACGCGGAATTGCCACTCGAAACTGGAATGGCTGAACTGTTTCGAGTTCTTAAAGAAGCCGCCTAACTCCAATATAAGGAAATCAGACTATGGCCTTGAATTTCGCAGACATCGCAAACAAAAAGCTGGACGAACTCGAACGCCCGAAGAACCCTCCGGTCGGCACCTACCTGTGCCAGATCACGAAGGTCCCCTCGGTCGGCACCCTGCCCGGCGACGAGTGGGATACCGTTGACGTTCCGATGAAGGTCATCGCTGCGACGGAGGACGTGGATGCGGACGCTATCGCCGAGTTTGGCGACGTGACCAAAATCTACCTCCGCCACCGCTTCATGATCAGCAAGACCGACGAGAACGAGTTTAACAAGGGCGTGAACCAGGTTCGCCGCTTTTGCGAAGAGCACGTCAAGTCGGCCACGCCTGAAATGTCCCTGACCGAAGCGCTCAACTCCACCGTGAACCAGCAGGTTCTGGCCTCGGTGATCTGGAAGGCGGACAAGCGGGATGCAGAGGTGATGCACGCCAACGTGGGTCGCACGGCGCCTGTTGACGCGTAAGGTTTCACCGAACCAGTAGGAGGGGCCTCGTGCCCCTCCTTTCCCTTCCATCGGAGATAAAACAATGTACGTCCTCTGGCACACACAACGACAGGGTTGGGTATCCGCTACCGGAACGTCAACTAACTTCGACGACGCAAAGAAGTTTGACGGAACGGAAGCGTTCAAATACTGTGAACGGCATGTTTCACATGAACAAGTTCCTGGCGTCGTTCCTGTTCTCGTCGCTGACATAGCGTGGATACTCGCATGACCTCCGGAAACTTTGAGTCATTCCCGATCGACAAGATCTGGGTCAACCGCGAGACCCGGCAGCGCAAGGAACTTAAGGGCATCCCCGAACTCGCCCTATCCATCCGCCAGAACGGCCTCATCCACCCGCCCGTAATCAAGCGCGATGGCGAACTCGTCGTCGGCGAGCGTCGGTGGACGGCGATGAAGTCACTGGGCTGGACCCACGCGTCCGTGCAGTTCGTCGATGAACTTTCCGAAATCGAACTCCACGCAATCGAATACGAAGAAAACATCTCGCGCGTGGACTTGCCGTGGCAGGAGCAATGCCTCGCCGTGGCGCGCTACCACGAACTGCGCAAGCAGCAGGACCCTGAGTGGAACGCCTCACGCACCGCTGAGGCCCTGGGCATGTCCGCCACCGAAGTCAGCGCCCGTCGATCCGTTGCCAAAGAACTCGACGCCGGTAACGTTCGCGTAGCTGCTGCGCCGCAGTATTCCACCGCCAGGGGCATTGTCGAGCGTGATACGGCGAGGAAGAAGTCCTCCGCTGTGGCGAAGGCCGTGGCCGTATCCGTGCCTGAAACTGCCGAGGCGCCCGTACGTAAGGTGCCGCTACTTAACGAGGACTTCCATGAGTGGGCAGCGGCGTACACCGGACAGCCTTTCAATTTTATCCATTGCGATTTCCCTTACGGCGTTGGCATGGATAAGTCTGATCAAGGTGGGGGCGCCGCTCATGGCACTTACGCCGACTCACCTGATGTCTATTGGCATCTGCTCCGCAGCCTTGACATGGCGATGAGTAACGTCGTCGCCGACTCCGCCCACCTGATGTTCTGGTTTTCCATGGACTACTACGAGGAGACGCGGAAGCAGCTTGCTGCGATGGGCTGGCGTGTCAACCCGTTCCCGCTGGTGTGGATAAAGAACGACAACACCGGCATCCTTCCCGACGCCAAGCGGGGCCCCCGCCGTATCTACGAAACCGCCTTCTTCGCCTCACGCGGCGACCGCTTCATCGTGAACTCAGTCGCCAATGCCTTCGCCGCCCCCGGTCGGGAGAAGGAAATCCACATGAATGAGAAGCCGGTGGTGATGCTCAAGCATTTTCTACGCATGTTCGTGGACGAATATTCAACTGTCCTCGATCCAACGGCAGGTTCTGCAAATGCTCTCAAAGCCGCAACAGCTCTTGGCGCTCCGACAGTACTTGGGCTGGAGCGGGATACTGAATTTTTCT